ATGGTGGATTGTTTTATAATGACTACTAATATTTTTGATGTTCAATATCTTGGTGCAAAAGTTATTACATTAATGTTTATTTGTAATGAAACAAAAAGTATTGATGAAACATTTTATAAATATAAAAAAATTCATATTCTTGACATTGTCAGGAAATATGTTAAAGTATTAAAAAGTTTAAAAAAAGATTTAAATGAACTATTAAATAATGATTAATTATGAAGTACACTTTAAACAATGAGGGTTATTTATTAATAACTACGTTTGAGGGTTTATCTTTAAAACCTTATTTATGTAGCGCAAAAGTACCTACAATAGGATATGGTAATACGTTTTATCCAAATGGTAAAAAGGTTACGTTAAAAGATAAACCAATTACTAAAGAATATGCTTTTGAAATATTTAAGTTTGTTGCAGATTTATTTGCAAAAGATGTATCATCTTTAATTAAATCTAACATTACACAAAATCAATTTAATGCGTTAGTATCATTCGCGTACAATGTAGGTAGTGATATTGATCAAGACAATATTCCAGAAGGTTTAGGTGATAGTACATTACTTAAAAAAGTAAATGCAAACCCTAACGATGTTTCAATTATAAATGAATTTTTAAAATGGAATAAAGCAAATGGTGTTGTTGTACAAGGTTTAGTTAATCGTAGAAAAAAAGAAGCTTTAATTTATTTTAAAAAATAATTTATGAAAAACTTAAATTACAATATTGTTAAATATTTAATTATTATTATTTTAATAATTATTATATTTTTACAAAGAAGTTGTTATAAAAAATCTGTAAATATTGTAAAAGTACCTGAAGTGAGAGGTACTTTTGATACAGTGAAACCTAAAGAGATTCCATCTAAAATAAAATATGTCTACACAACATTAAAAGGTAAGTCTATTTATTTAAAAAATCCTGTAAATGATTCACTTGTAAAACAATATGAACATGCAATGGATTCTATTTGTAAATTACAATTATATTTAGATGCTGTTTCAGAAAGAGAATATCTTACAGAATATGACAACGATACAATTAACTTAAAAGTATATTCTAAGGTACAAGGTACTTTATTAAAAGAAAAGCCCTCATACGTCATTAAAACGCGTTCTGTGGAGGTATCTAAATTAATTAAAGAACATAAGTTTACAATGTATGCAGGTGTTGATGTTTTTGATAATAAATTATTTAATAACTTTGGTGTAAAAGCTTCATTAGGTTTTCAAAATAAAAGTAAAGATATTTTAACATTTTCATATGACACACATAAAAATTTTTATGTAGGTTATTCTGTTAAATTATTTAGTATTACAAAATAAATTATAAAATAAATATATTAAAATTAGGAATTGTCATTAATTTATATTATATTTGCAATAATAATTATAAAAAATAATATATGACTGTTACAGAAATTAAACAATTTATAAAAGATAAGCCTGGATATATTAAAGAAGGATCTAAAAGATTGCGAAATCATTTAATACGAAAAGGATTTAATCCTACAGTAAATAATTGTAAAATTGCATTACGTGAATCTCGTGAAGAATTTAAATTACAAGATATCTCAGTAACACAAAATACAGCAAAGGTTTTAATTTACGATATTGAAACATCTTATAACATTGTTAAATCTTGGAGAGTAGGTTATAATTTAAATATTAATCCTCAAGATATATTACATGAACGTAAGATTATATGTATTAGTTACAAGTGGTCAAATGAAAATCAAATTTATAATTTATCATGGGATAAAAATCAATGTGATAAATTTATGATTGAACAGTTTATTGAAGTATTAAATGAGGCAGATATTATTGTTTCACACAATGGAGATAAATTTGATTTACCTTGGATTAAAACAAGAGCAATATATCATAACTTACCAATGTTAGTAAACTATAAACAGTTCGATACATTAAAAGTTGCTAAAAGAAAGTTTAATTTTAATTCTAATCGTTTAGATTATATTTCAGAATTTTTAGGTTTTGGAAATAAGATTAAAACGGAAATGTCATTATGGGACGACATTGTTCTTCGTAAATGTCCAATTGCAATGAAAAAAATGATTGAATATTGTGATATGGATGTTGAGTTATTAAGTAAAATTTATGATAAACTTGTTTACTGGGAAAACCCTATGACACACGTAGGTGTTGACAACAACCTTTCTAAGTACAGTTCTCCTATATCAGGTAGTTTAAATCTGTTACATATTAAATCTGTAACAACAAATCGTGGTACAATTAAACACATTATGCAAGATTTAGATACTGAACGATTATTTGAAATGAGTGATACTAACTTTAAAAAATATAAATTAACCAAATAAACCTTAAACCTCTTAGCTCAAATATGTAGTTGAGAGGTTTTTTTAATTTAACAAATATGACATTAGAAAAAATTATTTATGATGTACGTGAGGAATTAAAGTTATATACTGACGATTCTGAAATTGATGACAGATACATTGTTCATTTATTTAATATTAAACGTGCAAAATATTTACGTCAGGAATTAAATAATTATCAACGTACAACAGATATTTCTGTAAAACAAACATTATGTTTAGGTTTGGAAAGAATTTCCACCAATCAATGCGATTTAGATTATGAATGTGAATACATTTTACGTACTGTACGCACAGTACCACAACCGCTGGAACTACATATTAAGTCAGGTATTACAAGTGTACGACCTACAAACAGAATTAGTACACCTTTTAATTTTGTAACAAAAGAAAAAGCTATTTATAGTAAACATTCACCTTTTGGTAACGCGATCTTTTCTTTTTTAGATGCCGACCAACATATTTATTTATTATCCACAAATGATGCAATAAACATGTTAGAATGTATTACAATTACAGGAGTATTCGAAGACCCTTTATCTTTAGAAAATTATACAAATTGTTGTAGTTGTGAAGACGCTGAACCTTGTTTTGATGAGCTTAAAAGTAATTATCCGTTACAGCCACATTATATTGATTTAATTAAACTTGAAATTATTAAAGAATTAGCTTTTAGAACAAATGTTCAAGAAGATAAAGAAAATGATGCGAATGATTAAAAATCCTAGAACTGAAGGTAAGATTAAAACCCATTATGGTATGGTTGATTATTTTAAATTTTTTAAAAATAAACACCCTACTATAAAAATTGACCGTGTAAAATATTCTAATATTATTTCAGAGTTTAATGACAATCTCATTACTTTAATAATTGAAGATAATTTAGAATATGATTTACCATATTTAGGTTCAACATTAAGTATTAAAAAAGAAAAACGTGTACCTAAAATTGTAAATGGTAAATTATATAATACGGTACCAGTTGACTGGGTAGCAACTAATAAATTATGGAGTGAAGATCGTGAAGCGTACGACAAAAAACTTCTTGTAAGATATACCAATACACATAGTTCAAAATATGTATTTAGAATATATTTTAAAAAATATAAACAAGTTTTTTTAAATAAAAAATATTATTTTTTTAAACCTACAAGAACATTTCAAAGATTACTTAGTGCAAGAATAAAAGATAACAATAAAGAAAACTATAACTCATTTTTATTATATTAACATGACAAACGGTAATTACAAATCATTAGGTAGTGTATTGTGGCGAGTATTGAAAAATCCTTTAGCTGCAGAATTAACTTATGAAGAAGCAGCAGAATACGCTTTAGAATTTATTAAATTATTAGGTGCACCCGTGATATACCTTGACAATCTTAAAACATTAGAATTAAGTTGTCATAAAGCAGCATTACCTTGTGATTTACTTTATCTAAATGGTGTACGCTATATGGACACTAATATGGAAGGTGCGGTAAATGAACCTATCGCGATGCGAGAAGCGACAAATGTTTATCACATGGATCCTGCAGAATTTGCAAATGAAACTAATACAGATTTTAATGTCCGAGGAAATCATAGACGTAATGAGTTTACATACCAAATTCAAAAAGGAATTTTATTTTCATCAATGCCTGATGGTTCAGTTGAAATATCTTATAAAGGTATTGCATTAGATGAAGACGGTTATCCTTTAATACCTGACAATGAAAAAGTAATGTTAGGTTTGGAGTATTATATTCTTAGTCGATATTTAGAACCATTGTGGATGATGGGGAAAGTCACAGATAAAGCTTTTGAATATATTCAACAAAAAAGATATTTCTATACACCTTCAGCATTTACATCATTGCAAATGCCATCACTCGATAAGATGGAGACTATGATGAATAGTTTAAATAGACTTATTATTAATACTACAGCACATCAAAACTTCTTTAAGAAAATGGGTGAAAAAGAACGCATTAGAAAATTTCGCTAATATATAAACAATAAATAATGAACAAAGCAGTTAAACAGTCTTATAAGGGAATGGCACAAGACATTACAAAGTCTAAATTCTCTAATGAATTTTATTTTGAAGGTAAAAATATCAGAATAATTGCTACAGATTCTCAAAGTACAGGGTCGATTACAAATGAAAAAGGAAATTCCTTAATATTTCAAATACCAAATCCTGTTATTAATTACACTACGAAAGTTATAACTTACGGGTCTAAAACATTATCATACTTAAATGATGAAATAAATTATACATCTCAAAGTGGAAACCAAGTAATAATCGGTCAAAGTACTACACGTGATTATGTCATATTATTTACAACAGACAATAATGGTTTTGATTGTATATGGAGTGTTCAATATGACAATTATGATTTAAAATTATTATATTTAAGAGATTTAAATTTTTCAACATCTTACCCTATACAAGGTTTAAATAATTTTGAAAATTCAAACATTGATAAAATATATTGGGTTAACGGTGTTAATCAACTTCAATTTTTAAACATTAAACATTCAGTTGAAAATCAGGATTTAGAAGAATTAATAGACCTCCCTGTAAATGTAATTGACATGGTTGGTAAATATAATTTAAGTGAACCTTTAATTATTAAAGTTTTATCTGGGGGTACACATACATCAGGTATGATACAGTACGCGTATAACTTATATAGACTTAACTCTGCACAAACAAAATTAAGTCCGTTAAGTGAATTAATACCTTTAGATAAAAAAAATCTTGGAGGTGGTGCTGTAAATGAAAGTGTTGGTGCCATACCTGTTGTAAAAATAGATAATATTGATACCACATATACCAATATTAGAGTATATTCAATAAAATATACATCTTATAACGAATCACCTACAATTTCACTAATTGATGATCGTAAAATACCATCATCAGGTTCAATACAGGTGTTTGATGATAACACTCCAATTTCTACAGTTTCTTTAGAAGAATTTATGTTTATGGGTTCCGATATCATTATTCCTAAACATATAACAAGTAAATTTAATAGGTTATTTTTAGCTAATTATAATGAACTTAATTTTGATGTAAAACTCGACACACGAGCATATTCGTTTCCAATATCTTCCACAAGTGTAAACGTCTATAATAATATTGTTTTAGATGATATTTCAGGAAACATTGTACCTTCAGACCCTGTATTAGTAAACACAAGACAAATAACGTCTTCATTTACTGATTTATATGAAGACACTTTTGATTCTATAAATTTAAATTACGATGTAAATAGATACATGTTTAATTCATTACTTGAAGGTGGTGAAGGAAAATATTTAAAATATGAATTATTTCAATCAACAAATCAAAACCCTGATAATAGATATTTTAAAGATAATGAAATATACAGATTAGGTGTTGAATTTTTTAACGCTTACGGTCAAGTAAGTTTACCTAAATGGGTTGCAGATTTTAGAGCACCTTCAGGCAATCTTAACGGTAACTTTAATATTTTAAAAGTTGAATTAAAACCTGATTTTTTTACATGGTTAAACAATAGTTCTAATTTTGAATACACTTACAATAAACCTGTAGGTTATAGAGTTTTAATTGCTGAAAGAACTCTTTCAGATAGGACGATTGTTGCAAATGGGGCACTTGGTACAATGATGGTTAACGATAGAAGTAGTCGTGATGTACCTATTGGATATCAATCAAATCCTACAGAATATGATTACGTTAAAACTAAGACTGATGAGCTTGTTAAATTACCAAACTTTTTATTAAGGAATTGTAATGAAACATCATTTTATGGTAACACCCAACCATTACAACGAGCATCACACTTATCAGATATGAATAGAGCTAGTGAAAACTCAAATACAGAGGTTTGTAGAGCTTATTACGGTGATAAAGAT